TAGGAACGACCGTACTTACTACACCGCAAATTAGTAACATTGGCGTGGCAGTAAATGCAGATGGTAGCGTATCAGTTGACAGTAGCGTGACTGGCGGTAATGGCATCGTAAAATACGATATCCGCATTTACAAAGGCGGTGTGCTATATGACGTGCGATTAGGACAATTATCTCCCAATCTTAATATAGACGGTCTCGAAAACGGAGATTATAGCGTCCTTATCCAAGTTAAAAATGAGAATGGACAGTTATTAAGCGAAAAAACTCAGACCTTTACCATCAATAAACCGCCAGCGCCAACAGGGGTAAGAACAACTGGCGGTCTGGGTAATATCACGCTTGAGTGGGATTGGGTTGATGATGTAACTGCGACAGAAATTTTTACTAGTGAAACAGATGACATTAAAACAGCCAAACGTTTGACGAAAGTCACGGCAAGAATGTACACGCACGAAGTTGGCGCAAAACAGGTTAGGTATTACTGGTTGCGACATGCTCGGGGTGTGAATGTTGGCCCATTTAATCAGCAATCAGGAATTAAAGGTGAAAGTGCGGTAGATATTGATGCCGAATTAGAGGTGCTAAATAAAAAGCTATCTCAGAACATTGTAAATGAGGTAATTGATACTGCATTGCCAGCTCGTAACCTAGACTTAATTAAAACGGTTAATGGTTTAAATACTGGCGAATATCAAGGCCACAAACAGGTTTACAACACCGCAGACGGTAAACTTTACACTTGGAACGGTACGAAATACCTTGAGAATGGCATTGATGTAAGCGGAGTTCGCATTAAGACAACCCAATTAGTAGGCACGTTGCAAGCCGATCAAATTGGTGTAAACACAATTGGAGCGGGAGCTTTACAGGCTGGAGCTGTGCGAACTGAACATATGGCTGCAGGGCAGATTACTGCTGATAAATTAGCAATTGGACTTGGCGGAAACTTACTCTACAACCCTGTATTTTTTCCTGACAACAACGGAAAGCCGTTTGGTTGGAAAGATGTTCAAACACCTTACGGTAATTTCCCGATGGGTGATTTTAGGTTAGATCATGAAAATAGCGGGTTTAGTGGTGATTTTTTTCACGGCATAGATCCAAATACAGACCGTTGTGTAAACTGGCTTAATACGGGGACAGGTTATTATGCGTGGACTGTATCTATTGCTCAAGATATAAAGCTGATTCCGAACAAAAACTATATATTTTCATTCTATTCTGCTGTACACGGAGGTAGGCCAGAAACGGAAATATACGCAATGAATAGTAGTGGTGGATATGCAGGCAGATTAAATGCAATAGGCTCAGTAATTCCTAGTGAGGGTCAACGGGCTGATGGATATCACGGTCTTGTTAATATGCCTAGATATTATTCGAAATTCACCGCTCCTGAAAGTGGTTCAGTAAGGCTTATAATTGCAAGTCGTGGTAAAGGATTGCAGCGTTTACTTGTGATGAGGGCAATGCTAGAAGAATGTACTCAATACGCAACTCACCCTAGCCCTTGGCAAAATGCAGGTGTAACCGCTATTCATGGTGGTTCAATTGTTACAAACTCAATCACCGCTCATCAAATGGCGGCTGATAGTGTAACAGCTAACAATATCGCAGCTGGTGCGGTAGCAGCTAAACATATTGCCGCTGGTAGTATTGGAGCAGACCATATTGCGACACGTTCATTAACCTCGGATAAGTTGAATGTGAATAGTCTTTCCGCTATTAGTGCTAATCTTGGCGAGATAACAGGTGGCTCTATTAATATCAATAATAGATTTATGGTTAACAATCAAGGTACGGTCGAAATGCGATCTGGTGTTGGTAATGTTGGGCTTGTCGTAAATAATGAGCAAATTATTGTGTATGACGAGAGGGGAAATGTCAGAGTTAAATTAGGTAAGTTGAGGTAATTATGGCTTATTATGCTATGCAAGTCTTTGACCCAGATGGACGCTTGATATTTGATAGCGAACGCAGAGTGCTAAAATTGCAGGGGGTCGCAGTTGTTAGAGGTGTTGGAGCTCAACCAATCATTGTTAAGCTACGCGAAATCCCATTTTTTATGGCAATGCCTTACAACTCAAATATAGCCTCTGGACGTATAATAGAGTTGAGTTACGATGTTAATAATAGCGTAGTTAGATATAACTCAATAGACGATAATGAGTATCTACTTTACTATGGGACTTATTGATATGTATGGATTTGCGACAGAAACTTTTGGGGCAGGCATTGATTCTGAGTTTAAGAGCTTGGCTTTCAAACGTAAAGGAGTTGGCGATGCTAATTTGAGTGAGATAACTTGCTTGCTTGATGAGGTTGTTGTTATTCGCGCAAGTTCGGCGTGTATTATAAATTGCTACCTTGTTGTAAGGGATGGTAATTACATTACATATAAGCTTATGTGTATCCCCGCTGGGGATTTTAGCACGTCAGATATAAGTGCGCCAAACTTGCCGTACGATATCAATGCAGCGAGGGGGTTGAAAATCGAATACTTTATTTTTGGCAGCCCTGACGCAGATAATTCCGAGTATGGTTTAAACATCTTTAATGCGCAAGGTGATGTTGTGTTTTCGTCCAACAATAGATATCTATCCCCTGTCTCATCTACTTTCATTAAGCCTGATGGACGTTCAGTCTGTTATCCAGAGGATATTGGGAGCCGCGAAAAGCTAGGGGTGCTGCTTAGCATGAATAGCGTATTTTACGCTCCACCAGCACAAGCAAATAATGGTATTCGGGTTGCTCAGACGGTAATAGCTTTTGAGCCATTTAAAGGTGGTGTACGGAGGATGGGACTTTATATTACACCAGCAATTATTGAGGGGAGCAGACCAGTAGCGGGGCTATCTGGTAATGTAACATCTATTATAGTTAACCTTGTAGGATTATAAAACGGAGTAAAAACATGACTACATTTAATAAAATTTTAAACCCAATGTATTCGGTGATTGCTGCATACTCAAAACAAGAGGACGGCTCAATTAATGCTAAATACGTACTTGGTACTGGTACAGACAATGATGGGGCCGTGACAGACTTTACGCCTATCATCTCGGAATATAAATGGATTGATCCAACCGCAGCAAAAAGCATTTTTGGACAACCATTAACCCAAGATGACATTGGCAAAACAACGGAGGAAATCGATCTAGGCCGCATCTATGCTTACTTAAAAGAGCAAGGAGAAATTGTTGTCTAATTAAGGTGATTATATTTAAGACAAACGGCGGGTAATTCCGCCGTCTTTTTTTGGTATTACATTTAGTATTACAAATACCGTACAAAATTTGCCACATACTGTTGATACATAGCATGACATATAAAGTCTATTTCAGCCGGAGGCATATATGGGGTATGTAAATCCTTACATGTTTGCCGGAGGCAAAATTAAAGACCAATAAATAATAAAAGCGGGGGTTATCCCCGCTATTTCAA